CGTTACAGCATCATCAGCGATATGAATAGTGTCAATAGATCCGTCAACGTACTGATCGCTATCTACGGAATTAGCAGACATGTGAACCAAGTCGATAGCACCATCAGCAATATGCTCGCTATTGACAGCATCATCAGCAAGTTTGCTTCCGTCTACAGCATCTGCTGCCAATTTACCATTAGTAACTTGAAGATTACCAATATGGACAGTATCAATAGATCCGTCAACATATTGATCGCTATCCACAGAGTTAGCGGACATATGCTCAAGATCAACGGCGCCAGCGGCAATATGCTCACTGTCAATAGCGTCATCAGCAATCTTGGTTCCATCTACCGCATCAGCGGCAAGTTGCGCAGTATCAATACCTAATGCTTTTACTCTTACAGCTCCGGTCCCATCGGTAGCAGAAAGTTCAACGGTTGTACCATCAACGGTAACTTCAATTTCATTAGCGTTTGCGGTAATACCGTCGCCACCAACAACATTTACTGTGCTACCTGTAGAGGTTAGACCGTCACCAGCCGTATCAAAGAAGTTACTACTAGCATTTGAGTAGTTAGACAAATCATTGTCTACTACAAAGTCAACCGTTCCGTCTGCATCTTGATAGGTCACAGTGATTAAAGTTTCTGTATTTCCGGTGAACATTCCACCAGCGATATCTTGAACTTCTTCAGTCGTCAACTCATTAACATCAGTCCAAGGAACGTTAACAACAAGGTTATCAGAACTGTCAACCTGAACAGAGTATGTTCTACTCGTAGTAGTTGTAATGCTGTTAGCAGCGGTTGACTGAACGGTGTATGAATTTAGACTTGCATGAACACCGTTTGTATCAACTGTGATACCAGTACCAGCAGTAACACTAATACCTTGACTTGAATCAAACTCAACACCAGTGCCAGCAATAGCACTAGCAATGCTAAATGTTGCAGTATCTGTAGCGCCAGCCGCAACGCTGATCATTGCCTGAGTACCACCAGTTAAAGTCATGGTGTTACTATCTTCTATAGTTTGGCTACTTCCAGTATCACCAGCAAGGGTGAAGCTACTCATAGTACCGCCACCAAGGTCGCTAATAAATTGCCCCTTAGTAATTCTCTTTAGGTTATTACTATCTGCGGAGTCAGCAATAAGAAGAATATCATTAGCTGCTGCGCTGGTTTTTGCACCCTGACCAGTGATAGCCGTGCTATCGAGTACTGCACTTAGTTGGACATTACCTTGACCGTCAAAAGAAACAGCACTTGCTGTAACCTCTCCAGTCAAGCTGAAGTTTCTAGCTGTCTCAAGAGCGGTAGCAGTACCTGCATTGCCTGTTACATTGCCTGTAACATTGCCAGTAACATTACCCTCAAGATTTGCAACAATCGTACCAGCAGAACCAGAGAAAACTTCTGAGTTATTGGTAGCGTCTGGAATAAATGTAAATTTACCAGTGCTGTCGTCGAAACCAAAGAAACCTAACTTTGCAGTAGATCCATTATGGTATCTAAACTCAATACCCCTATCTTTGTTGTCATCACTTCCGGGGGCAGTATCGCCACCCAGAGTGAAAATAGGGTCATCAATTGTTACGGTTGTAGAATTAACAGTCGTTGTAGTACCATTAACAATCAAGTCGCCACCAACAGTCAAGTCTGCGATGGTTGTTATATCACCTACATGATCTATACGAATAGCATCGTCTTGATCAACAGTTCCAATATAACCGCTAGAGGGTATAATAAGCTTATTACTATTATCATCAAATTTCAAGTCAGAATCTGACTGAAACACAGGATCTGAGCCAGCATCGCCAAAGTAGACGAGGCTTTTCGCGTTTCTATTATAAGGTTGATATGACATATAGTCTCCAGTAAAATGTGAGTAGATCTACAAAAAAAATTAAAATACGTACCAATTACTATCATCTGAAATTACAGAAAAACTTTGGCCTTGATGATAGATTGGAAAAACAGCATTTCCGTCTATAGTTTCCGTCCCACTACCTATTAATACACCAGAATTGCTACCTGTCTTCAACTTTATTAAAACCTCTTTTCCGCCTTGTCCTACTGCGGTTGGTAACTCGACGTTAATAGGTCCACTCGTCGTATCCAAAAAAACAACATCTGAATCACTTGACATGGAGAAGTCAGATGTTATATTATTATATGTTCTTCTTGAACTACTTCCACCGGTGCTGAATTCAGACCAGTTGCCAGAATTATTCGGAAGAAAGCCTGTATCACCGTTTCTAGATTCACCGTCTAAGATAGAGTATTTATAATATTTATCAGCAGAGACATCAGCGTGATAACCACTAGCCACATACGCCAACATGCCGTCTTGAAGCATACCGGATGGTATATTTACAAGAATGTCCGTTCCGCTTCCAGATACGTATCTTAAACCACCTCTTTGCTCTGTATCCAAGATAATCGGATGCGTGCCGTTGGTACTCCAAGTCCCCGGCCAAGCATTTCTCGATAATCCATCGTAATTTGCCATCCTTCAGTCTCCTAAGATATCTGTACGTATGTGTTGCCGGGATTAAGAGTTATACCATAAAGATTATACCCCTCCGCTACATACCCCGCAGCAGGACTATCTGGCTCTAAATCAACCGTAGTTTCTGTTATGTCTTCAGACGATAAAGTGGATAGAAGCGATGAATCGTTACCAGTTTTAAATGTGGTCGGCTGAGAGGCAGAAGACCTAACGGCAAACCACCAAGCTTTTGGAACAGAATCGGAATTCGTAATATAACCGTCTATTGTTTTGACTTGGTTTCCAAGCTCTGTTACGACAGATGAATCAAAATCATTTGTATCTACAATATCCGCTCTAGACGGAGGGTTAGATTTACTAGTTGTGAATATATAAAAGCTAGGATAAGTAAATGAAGCAGATATACTACTGTCGCTAACCACTCGTTGTGTAGTGTATTCCGCTCCGGTTACAGTACTAGGTCTAGTAAAGTCTGTTGTAGCAGTAATAGTTCTGCCGCTATTATTATCTTTATGTATTGGCGTAGTAAATGTCATCGTTCCATCATCACTGGAATTACTAAGAGTACCCTGACCCGTGGTAATTGTAGTAGAAGCGTTTGAAGAGTTAGACAATCCAGTGATTGTTAGATTATAACCGACAGAGGAGTATGATTGTAGGAAATTATTTCCAGTTAAATTATTGAATGATATTGAGCTTGACGCGCTTTGCCAACTAAAAGAAATAGATGCCGTTTCTGAAATAGTGCTATTATCTTTATCAAGAAAGCTAACAGTCGCACTAGCAGATCCACCAGACAGGTCAGATGTAGAGGAGTAAATTGGAGAGTCTCCATCAACCGTAAAGGTCTGTGTCCAATCAACCCCTCCTGCGGGTGTTACTGAAGGACCGGTGGTGGTATATAAAGAAACATCCGATGTTACAGAACCAACAACGGAAGTTAAAGTAGATTTAACACTATTTACATAATTAGTTGTAAAGTCTGAAGGGTTGTCAACACTAACTGTCCACTGAGAAACTGGCTGATCCCAATATCTAGACTGACCATTTGCAGAAACAGACGGGCTAAACTGAGCAACTTCTAATTGAAACAACCCATCGCCATTTATAGAGGCAGTTCTAACTGTCTGCTCAGTACCATCTGCGTCGATAAATATTGTATTGATTCTGTACTGATTATCTCCACCACCAACAATAAACTGCATACCAGATGGATCTGGCGTTGAATTCACAGCTATTCCAGAAACTGTAACTATATCCGATGTATTTTGTGTAATTTGAGGTTGGAGCGCACCACTAACTGATAAAGCACTGTGGTCTTGAGAATCTACATAATCTCTAGCCCACCCAGAGACAGCAACCGCACTATGATCTTGAGAGTCAACGTAAGATTCTGCCCAACCTGAAACGGCAGTTATTTGTGATTCGTTTGTATCTACTCTTGACTCAAAATAACCAGAAATAGGCGTATCGTCATAAGAATCAGACAAAAGACCTGAAACAGTAGCTATATCTAGAACGTTTTGTTCTGCGAGGCCAGAAGCGTATGTGGCGACTCCAGAAACATAGCTATCATCATCCTGAGTTAAAAATGTAGCCTCTGCCCACCCAGAAACAGCAACCGCGCTGTGATCCTGAGAGTTAACATAAGATTCTGCCCATCCAGAAACCGCTAGAATGTCTGCTTGATTTGCAACCGCCTGACCACTACCGTAAACCGCAATGCCGGAAACATAGTTAAGTTCAGTAGTTGTAACATCGCCGCCAGTAGCAGCTAAGCCGCTTACAGCAACAATGTTTGCCGCATTTTGATCTATAAGATATCCACTTGAAGACGGCAGGGCCGCAGATGTTTGGATTGTTCCATCTGCAAAATTTACTGCGCTAAAAATACCTGTTACACCAGAGACATTACCCAAGGTGTTAAAATTACCTTCAGCGTCAACACTTGCTTTTTCGGTAGTTGAAACATTCCAAGTTTGAAGGTTTGCTACATGTCCAACTCCACCTTCAATAGATAAAACATCTTGAGATATATCAGCATTTTTAATATTTAGACTATCTACAAATATTTCACCACCATTTTCTTTTAAGTGAATAATTGTAGTTAATTGATGAGATATTTTAAATCCCTCTTCATTTGCATCTCCAACTTCCAAAGATGCTAAAGAACTGCCATTTAATTCAACAAAACCTTCTTTGGCAGATATGTAACCATAATAAGGTTCTATTGAATCAGAAGCAGATGTTTTTAATCCAATTTTCCATTCTGGATCAAAACCTTCTTTTAGGAAAAAAGAGACAACCCTAGAACCGTAATCGGTAGAAAACGCTTGCCAGTAATCTCCGTTATCAGATCTTTTAAAAATAAAGGGTGTTGGAAAAACAACGGCATTGTCGGCATCTTTATAGACAATCCTATCAGCAGGAATAACGCAAAACACCGTAGAGGCGCCAGTCAAAGATATTTTGCTATCGGAATCAGAACTTTGTAAAACAGTGTCTCTGCTTAACAAACCTGATGAAAACGTACCAATACCGATTTCAAATCTATCACCGTTTTGAATACAGTAATAGGTTGTGTTGCCATTTCCTATGGCACTTGAGAATGTTTGGAAACCACCAAACGTAGCACCGCTAAGGGTCAGGGAACCAGTCCCCTCGGTAATAGTAGTTTCTTTAACTCTATCTGATATAATCAGCGCCATATCAATCCCTGTTATATAAGTATTTCGCTTCTCTTACAAAAGAATTATACACTATTTCATCAAAATTATTGTCCGTAACAAAATGTTTGTAGACGGGAGACAAATCTAAATTTAACTCTGTGAATTCTAGAATATAATTTCTTAATTTGTAAGAAGTTTCTAGTGGGTATGTAGGAGGATTTACTCTTGCGAATCTGTGCAACCACATTAAAAATGGTAAACAGTAGGTTTTATTGCCAGATTTTCTAAATTTTTCGTGTATGTAACACTCTTCCCCTCCAAATCCTCTTACGTGCTGGTTATAGCCAAGCCAAGCATCTTTTCTAACAAATAAACATCCGGTACCCTGACCAAATATTTCAAATGGTTCCTCCGAACCGTTATTAACTGCTAGTTTAAAACCATTATCTACCAATGATTTAACTGGGTCTTCTTCGTCAATTTTTAATTCACATTCGCATATTGGAGATTTATCGTAAAGTTTTGAATCTTCTACAGACCTAAATTTAAATCCATCTAGCGTTTGCTTGACATCAAAGAAAAATTTATTACACTTACACCTCCAAGCTGTGGACCAGCTACCCCACATGCCTTCGCTCCACACGTCAACGAAATGTGTATAAAAATTGTTAAGGTTATCATAAACTAACGGGCCGCTGTAAAGATCGTTGGTGTTAGGATTTTCGTCCATAAACTTAAATATCTTGTCAATAACCCTTGCGACCGGACAAAGTAACACATGACAATCTAAAAGTAAAACAAATTCACCGTTTGCGCTTTTTATTACTTCATTTTTTGCGATACCAGTACCCTTAGTGGACACAATATTATAATTCAAACTACCATCTATTGACAGAGTATTAATTACAAATTTTTTAAGTTCATTGGCGTGTCTGCTTGTTTTGTTGTTTTCAACTATAACAAATTCTATTTGATCTAATAAATCTTTTCTTCCATTAAATATTAATTCTTTTCTTATGTCTTGAATTGTAAACCACGCGCCATCAAAATCATCATGATGAGCGAATCCTATCGAAAGTCTTTTCTTCATCTTTCCTCCTACGGTAATTCTATCTTCCTAGTTATCTGCACACCTTGATACGGAGCGTAAACTGCATAAATTTCGGTTGCGCAGCAGTAAAAATCTAAGTAAATGATATCTGGAGACTCTGGTGTATATTCCGAGAAATATGTACTAAATATTGTTGATATAGACGTATTGCCATAACTAGTAGAGGCAGAAATATTACTCTCAACAATGTTTTTGTCTGGACATTCTGACAAGTCGGATTTTAAGCACCCGTAACCACCAGCGTAACTACCGTTAACAAAACCCCATTGATTAGGGGCAGTGTACTCATATTGATATGTAGCTCTAAAAGCTTGGAGCGTTTCGCACTCCGAGTCGCATGGTGGCAAGGTAGTGGTCGTTGTTGTGGTGGTGGTAGTAGTGGTAGTAGTTGTGGACTCCTTGTCGCAACAACACGGAGTCCTAACGAAGTCTCCATTAGATTGATTTAGCGATAGTGGTGGGCAGTTTGGTTTAAGATTACATTCGCCGCCCTGCGGACAATTAGAATAAGTTAGTTTCCAGTATCCATTCCCATACTCTTCCGGTGCCGTAAAGTCATATTCAACAAATGTATAGTGACATGAGTTATTTTCTTTCGGTTCAAGACAAGTTAGTTTATCTAAATCAGAACAAGAGCATGGAGATACTCGTGGCGGAGCAGTTGTTTGTTCTTGTACGCATGGGCTAGAGCAGTTTGCTTCAGGGTTAAATTCTCTCTCTGTTAAAAACTGTATACCGTTAATTATATATATTTTATTAAGGCACTCAGATCGAGTCAAAAAGTCTTCACAAAATCTAATATTAGGATTTTTTCTTGGTCCGTAACAACATCGACCTCTTTTCTTTTGTGGGCAGTCGTCAATACTGTAGACGCAAACGCCACCAAGACTCTCGCAGTCAGACCTAGAAACTCCAGTTGTCGTATTGCCGTCGATGCAGCAGAACTCACACCCCTTATCTGAATTACTTGTTATGGAAAATTTATACGTCATAGAAATCACCTCTATAAATCTGAACCTTGATAGGGGAAATGGTTCTGTATCGAGTGCCATAGTCTTTAGGAAGCTGATGTCTCTTAATGTATTTATTATCTATATTTGGCGTTCTCCAGTAAGGATTGTCTGGAAGATCTATATAGCCTCTCTGAGAAAATACGGGATTATATGGGTATTCTCTCTTTGAAACATTTGAAATTATATTATCATTAAAATTAACAGTCGTGTCGTCAACTCTATATATATACATAGAATAAAGAAGAATATCTACATAATCATATGGATATGGAACTCTCATCTCAAGAACCACACGTCCAGAAATTGGCTCTACAATATCCTCGACTGGCACTGAAGCCGTGTAAATGTATGGGTTTGAACCTGCACTTGTTCCATCAGAAAAGTAACCAGCAGCTACTCCGTCAACCCTTACTTTATATTGATAACTAGAGTTAAAGTTGTGACTTCCGTCGATCTGAAAATAATCTAAAAACAGGAAGCACTTTCCATCGCTTGTAACCTCTCCTCCAAATATAGATGGAGAAATAATAATTTTATCACCTGTTCCGACCTTGGGGTAAAGCGTCCTGTCATTTGGACCTCTCGCAAAAGGTGCTTCTAGATTTGGAAACAAATCGTTACTATCCCTGTAGCAGACAGACCCAATATTAGAAATCGGGTTTGGTTCAACTATGTCAAGTAACTTAGAACTAATGGTAGAGTTTGTATTGGTATAGGTTTTACCATTAATTTGAACGGATTCTGGTGGAGCGCATAGGTTTTTATCGGAAGCTCTAAAGGTGTTGATATAGACTAACCTCCCATCGGTATTTCTAACATAGATGCCACAACAAGATTGGGTATTAGGGGTACAATCCAAAGGTGAGTTAACAACCGAATTCGGAAAATCAGAAGAATAAACCCCATCTGTAGGTATTCTAGTTTCTCCTGTTAAGTGATCGCACTGAAGTAGCGTCGTGTTGCACCTTGTCCCACACGCCTCGAAAGCATAATCATATTGACCGGGAATAAACACTATTGGGTAGGGATACTTATTATTAACAAACTGAGAAATAGATTCATAAGTTGAGATGCTAGGGTCTTGACCGTAAAGACTCCTCTGGTAAAGCGACTTTTCTTCTCCTATGTAATTAAACACAGATCCATAGTTTTCATTAAAAGCTAATGGAAATAATTTTTCTTGTACAACCTTAAAGTTTTCAGTGCTAGAGGAATAATGCCCCGTATTAGAGTATCTACCCAAAACAATTGCGTCTGTTTTTCTAAAAACCGATATTGTTTGTGTTTTCTTTGATTCAAAAACCGTTTGCTTTTGATCGAAAGGGAAAGAGAATGTAGATCCAAGCCTACAGTCAATTACATTTTCAAATGTGTAAAGTTTATAAACACCATCTGAACCCTCTATGTCGGAAACTGTAAAATATGGATCTGTCGAGGTGCTTGGTAAGTATCCAGAATCGTTACCTTCTTTGAAGCAGATTTCAAGTTTATTGTCACTATATAATATAGCGTAACATTCCTCTGCACCAAATATGTCTATTACATTATCTATGACTTTATTGGTCAAATACGAATCAGAAGAAGATGTTGAATCGAGCGAAACATTATTAAAGTAAGATTTATTTCCACCGTACAAGTTTTTATTTAAAAATTCGATTGAACATTTACCATTGTCCCACAATATTATTATATAGGAATTAGAGTCAACCGCTTTTACTACAGAGGAAGCTCCTTCTGGAATATTAAATTCTCTATTATGTCCATTTATATGTTTTCCACAAACCCGATACGTAGAACTACCGAGTAATAAAAAATTGCTGTGTAGTGGTATGACTTTTTCTATACCTATAAATAAATCTTGGTAAGAAGCAAAACGATTAATTATAATAAGGAGGTTTTGGGTAGCACGGCTATTAGTATTGTAATAGCTTTGATTTCTAGATATACCTAAAACAGATCCTTCTTTAGATTCAGAATTGTAAACAAAGAAGTGTTCGTAGGATCTATAGATATCTGAATAAGTATTGGTTGATACTAAAAATGTTGAATTATTAGTGGTTACTCCTTCTGTTCCACTTTGGGCGTATATGCCAGCACCATAAACAAGTTCGGCAACACTATCTTCAAAAGAAAACGGTCCTCTTGAGGAGTTTATAAACTTATATTCACCCAAGAAAAATAAGTCTCCACCAGAATCTCTATCGCCAAAAGACGTAGGTTTGCCATCTTTTTTTAGAACCAAGAAAGCTTTATTATTAGCTATGATCCCAGACGCATTTTCAATAGAATTTATATTATCTATTCTGTTTTGTACGAATCTAAGATCGTTATCAATATAATCTTGACTTACATTTAGTGGTATATTTCCGATATCACCGGTGGCGAGTGGACAAGCCCCATTTGTGTACGACCCAATCGTAAAAACTTTACCGCGCTTAGAAGCGTCAAAATGCGATTCGTCGTAAATAGCGGCTATCGCACCACAAAGCTCTTTACCTTCAGTTGAAGTCATAGCAAAATCTTTAAACTTAGAATCAGTCCAAGTTTGGTTATTAGCTTTGAAGTCTTGATCGTATGCTATAAGTTGATGTTCGCCTCCAGCACGCGGATCTGGAAAAAGTCTTTGAAACGTTTTATAAACATAAGCGGGATAAAAAAATTCATATGCGTTTTTAATATAAAGCGTTTTATCGGAACGTAGCGAAGCAAAGGAAAATGACCTGTCTGAATCTTTAGTTGTGGACCATATTCCGTCTGTTCCTAACCGATCCCTCTTATAAGCGTATAAGCTTCTATCAAATAATATTTGATCTTTTAAGTTCCCCTGTAAAAAATTAGAACTGCTATAGAGTTGCCTCTGGATTTGTTCACCAACATATAGTATGTTTTCTTCATTTAGAGATGCTTGCCAGTAGTAGTAGTCATCATTAGATTTAACAATATAAAAATCATCACCTTTATATATATTGACAGGAGAAATAGAATCTCCTTCTCTAGCGCATATGATTTTTTCTCCGCACGCAACCTCTGAAGAAAAACTACTCTGATTGTATTTTGTGAAACAATCTATCTCTAAGACACTATTTGCGCATCTCAAAGAACCCAAGTCGTCTATATAACAACAGGCTCCGCGAGGTGGTGGATCTGGCGGCGGGGTGCAGCAGCAATCGCCCATTTTAAACTCCGCTACAAGAGTTGTATATCGGTCTGTATTCTCCATTTACAAGTGTGGCTACAGCAAATAAGCCACCGCTTATGGATAAGTAATAGTCTCTGTTTGTTAAGTAAACTTCGTAATCTGAATTAAATTGATCATTTTTAACTATCATTCTACCGCTAGTTGGATTATTGTAAGATGAAGCTGACAATAGCTGTTCTGACAAAAATCCTTCTATCGTTGTCGGTCTTGTCCAACCTAATTTTCCACGAGACTGATAAATATAATCGCCAGCGAAAACAATCGCTCCGCTGTTGGCTGTAGATGAGGGTATTGAAATTTTAAGATCTGATAAAGATTCGTATCTAGGAGTTACTAGATATCCGCTTGCATTTACAACGTCGTGATAAGCACCCGTATTTGCAACAAACTGTCCAGAGGGGTCGTTTACGTCAGATATTCTACTTGTAATAACCTTATCGAAATGCCCACTACCATATGTGTGAATAACATTATTACTATCTATTCTTACACCGCTAGTGGCTTTATATACGTCGATATTGTCTAATAAACCACCTACACCGCTGATTTCATTTAAATCGCCATATATAACATTATAGTTATAATTATTCCAGCCGCTATGACTTCCGAATTGGCCGTCTACCCCGGAGATGGCTTCATGTGAGTATTCAGCCCATCCGCTTACATTTCTAAGAAGTCCATTAACACCAGATATTTTGTTATGACTATAATCAGCCCAACCGCTAACTAAAGCTGTGTAATCATTGTTAGCACCACTAGAAAGCAAAGTATAGTTTTCGTTCCAGCCGCTAGCTTGATAGAGAAGACCTCTTGGGTCGTAGCCGGAAATCTCTAATAACTGGCCGCTTATCCAATGTCTATGTCTATCTAATATTTGATCTCTTGTTTGGTTGATTGAAGCGTATAATAACCTTCTATTAAGATCGGTATGCTGGCGCTGAATCTCGCCGTCAGCAATCCCGGAAATGGCTAGAAGCTCTGTTCTCATTATTCCAGATAATTCTGATAGAACTCCAGATAGAGGGCTTGCGTCTAAGGTAAATGTTCCCTGAGAGTCGTCAAATGCAAGTGAAACATCAATACCCTTTGCCCCAGTAAGGTAAACTGTCTCATTCGGTTCTACCTGAAACGTGGAAACTCCGTCCGAAGCGTTCCACCAGCCATAACTATCTGCTTCTAAAAACTTACTTGATATTTCTTTATCTAGATATCCACTCACGCTCCAAATTAAACCGCTTGGACCGTAAATCGTTGTGTCAACGCCAGACAAAGTTGATAGATTATACTGAACCCATCCGCTAATATTATCGGATGTTTCTACCGCTCCACCGGGACAGTTTATGTCAATTAGGCAATCTAGTCTACTTGTTACAGAATCTATCTTGTCTTTCAAGTATCCAGATAGACTACAGGCGGAAACCTCTAAGGTGTCAGCCTCAGACACTAAAATGTCCACGCCACACTTGCCGTCTATGTTTATTACATCCCCACCAACTATTTGTTGGTTATTTGTGCGGTCTGAAATATTAAACGAGAATATGTTACCTTCTGCTCCAGCAGCTGCAAATCTTCTATCTAATATACCCCCGACACCACTAATCTCAAGTAAACCATCTACTGTTAATCCAGATAAAGAAGAAGCAGAAATTTCTAAATTAAATAAACCTTCTTCATTTCTAAAGGATGTTTCTAAGCCATCTTTTCCTGTAAAGTTAACAGTTCTTTTTGTGCCAATAGCCTGTGGTCCATCTCTATCAGAATCTAAGAACCAGTGAGTATACTGAGACTCACCGTTTGGAAATGTGATAGCATTAATTTGATCTATCGTGTACTGCTTGTTCCAACCGCTAGCTAAATATATAAGACCGTCTGGAATTCCAGATAAAGTATTAAATGTTTGATAAGCCCAACCACTAGTTAATGTTAGAGTGCCATCTTTTAATCCTGAAACTTTATTTATCTCTCTAAGCAGCGTTTCTCCCGTGGTCTGTATATTACCTGTAATTACACTGTCTTTTGATGATGCATCTTCGTTAGCCGCTGTTAATGTTTCTATCGCCGTCGCCCTTATAGCACCGGAGACAGATCCGTTAAAGCCAGAAATGCTAAGAAATTGTGATTCGTAGTATCCGCTAACAGCTTTTAATTGTTCGACTAGCTGACCAGATAGCCCAGACGCGCTAATAGCCAATGTGTGAAATGTTCCATCTGAATACAGGTGCGTGTTCAAGCCGCTAACACCACTTATAAATACGTGTTCAGCAAATCTGACATTTGCACTGCCTTCGTTTTCTCCGTCTATATTCCAATATGTGTAGGAACCAGCATCCAAAGTGACCTGATCGGTATAAGATCTTGCGAATCCACTAACCATGTATATCAAACCGCTTTCACCAAATTGACTTCTGCCAACTCCAGACAAAGATTCAAAATTACTAAATGTCCAACCGCTGGCTTGGTCTGTATAATTCTCATTATGACCGCTTACGCTCCAGATGATACCGCTAGCCCCATATTGAGAATAAACCGGACTGTGTCCGCTTATGGCAAGAGTATCTATAAAAGACAAAGCGTAAGATTCATCGGCTTCATTTCTTGCTATATCGCTAGCCCACCCGCTAATTAAAACAGCGCTAGCTGTAACCTGCTGATCAATGATGCCGCCGTAACCACTAATTTGTGTGAACACGCCAGAAGTCCAACCGGACAGTGGATGTGCAGACACAGATAAATTATAAAAATTAGTATTTCCAGCGCCCTCGTCTATGATCATTCTTGTTTCAATGCCGCTAACACCGCTTATCCTAAGCGTATCAGCGTGATGGATCATTCCAGAGGCGCCATGTTCACCCTCTATTTCCCAAAACGTAAAACTACCCGCATCAAACACGGCGTCATCGGTGTACTTTTTATTCCAACCGCTCGCAAGATATATTAGACCGTTGGGATCATTACCGAGATTTCCAGAAATTTCGTATAATAATCCATCCAGACCTGAGACACTGGTTATTTCATCTCTTGCCCAGCCGCTTGCTTGGTATATCAAGCCATTATCAACGCCGCTAAGTTGATTAAGTAATCCGTTAAAACCGCTAATCGCATTTTGGTTGTAGTCAGCCCACCCGCTAACCGAGTCAATCAACCCATCAACACCGCTAATCTCTGCGAGATCTGGATAAATTCTCTCATCTAAATTATATAAAGTCCATCCGCTTACATTGTAAAGCTGACCACTGAGAGAAAGCAACTGTCCGTCTTTACCGCTTATTTGTATTATTTGATTTGTTAAATCTGTAAAGTTACCGCTAGCCCAACCGGAAACAGGTTGTGCGGATATAATCATGTTTCTTATATTGTGATTATAAGATGTTTCAATTCCACTAACGCCACTTATGTAAATTGTATCATCTTTGTCAATTGTTCCAGATGTTCCATGTTGGTCAGATAGATCAAACCGCCAAGCTAAAGGAACATCAATGTTTCCAGCAACCGTTATGTTTCTGAAGGCGGCATCCCACTCGTACCCAGCCTTTCCAATGCTAAATATTTGTCCACTAGCGGGGAGTATATCGCCAGAAACTGCTAGACCAACGTTTTCGTCAACTAAAACATCCGTTCCAATACCAAGTTGTCTTGTATGGAGATCGCCGTAAAGGAGTGGTGGTATGCCACTATGATCTATAGTATCGCAATCACCAGAAGCGTTTGGGTATGCCCCAAGATAAAATTTATTGTCTTCTCTTTCTCTTACATAATATGCTGCGCCGTGACCAATGGCTATGTTGAAATTACCCCTCGGCCTTGAGACAGAAGAATAACTACCGATAGAAACATTTCCAGAACCCACAGTGTTTGATGATAGGGCATTAAATCCTACCGCAACATTATCTGAACCTAAAGAGTTACAGGATAACGTAAAAGATCCTACTGATGTATTTCTTGATCCATTGTAATTTAAACCTAAAGAATTATAACCGAAAGCAGAATTGTCTACAGAAGTTCTTCCGGTTAAGTTTAATTGAGATAAGACATTTTTTCCAGACTTTGTTGTTCTTGTGTCAGGAGTGGCAAAATTATTAGATACTAAATCTGCCCCTTCCATTAATCGACCAACAGAATCGGCTAAATCTATAAGCGCAATTCTTATATCTTCAGGAGATATAAGTCTAGATGTATTGTCTGGAAGAATTGTATTTATATACTCGATATACTCAGATTTTGATCTTATAGTCATATTAATCTTTATTTAAAGGAGATTTGTAGAGCTTCGATTTCAAATTTTAACGAGTCCCCAGCGTAAATAAATCTAGGATTATCTAGCCTTGATGCCATTATGACATTTCCCTCTCCTATGACATCACTATCTAAAATAGCCACCCCTGAAACCCATCCCCAGCCAATATTTTGTTTTGGGTCGTCTGGATCATATTCAGCTGCGGGCCAGTCTATTTGGAAACAGTTCTTGATAACGCCACTTCCAGCAGCATAATCTTCTTCTGTAAACTTCCAATTAACATTACCAGAATCAGCTGTATAGCCAAGATGATATCTAGAATATCGCGTGGCGGTTGTACCGTCCGAATAATACCGTGGAAGCTCTGGTAAATCAGCAGCAACTCGCAAAGGTCTATTTTCCAACTCGTTTGCCTCTGGATCGCCACTACAAAGAGCTATAGCTAGCGTGGTTGGCTTATTGAAAGTGCCACCCCTGAAAATATAATTCAATAACCCTGACTCAGCATAATCTGAAAGTGCTGCTTCTGCCATTTTGTTCTCCTAAAAAAGATCCTAGTATACATGTATGAAATATTATACACATTTTATGTGAGTCTATATAAAAAAAGAAAGCCACTCCAATTGGAATGGCTTCCCATTAGTATTAACTTTATTATCAGGTAAACTTAGAAGCTACCGAGGATAATTCTACGATTATCAAGAACGCCGAAGCCAAGTTCAGCAAATCCGTACCAACCAACTCTCTGCTGACGATGCAGAGTTGGGTCTTCGTGGATAGAAACCTGTTGCTTCATTGGCATAACGAAGCTATCGTTTGAGCCTTGATCAAGACCGATAACCAATTCGGTATCGCTACCCTGAACAGCACCGCCAAGACCAGTCTCGAAGAATGTTTGATATTCTTGACCTTCTCCAAGCTCATCAAGATCATGAAGGCTTACACCAAAGATATTGGTGATAGGAGCGCCGTCGCCACCTGCGTTGTAGATAGCAGTTCTGGTTGCGTCAGAAACCTGATCAAATCCCCAGTTACGTACATCTTCAAGCGCTTCAGGAGAAACGTAGAGGTCAGTCAAGCGTCCACGATTGCCGCTACCGGTGTTACCACCAGCATTACGACGCATAACAGTTTGCATCAAGCTGACAAGTCTCTTAGAGAACATACCAGCAGTTGCGTCACCGTCGTAAACCAAGATGTTGCGGTCAACACCAGCAGCAAGAAGGGTGTGCCATCCATCGTCATTCATTTTCTTGACGAAGCCAGCTTCCAAAACTTGCATAGCGCGAGCAGTGATGTCCCAACGAGCTTCGCGAGCATAACGAAGCAAGAAATCAATCGAGCTAGCGATTGAGTAAGTTGGGATCATGACGTAATCGCTCTCGACCGCACGCTCAGGAACGCGACCATGACCCGGATTGGTGTAAGCAACATGCTCACCCTCAAGTCCCGGAGCAAGAAGATCCAAAGGATATTCGGTGCTTCCACCCGGCTCTACATTAATCGTTTCAAAAATATTACCAAGAATATTACCGATTAAGACACCTTTGCGAAGAGGAAGTTCCAAAGCTTTGGCAAACTCTCTCTGCGCTGCGAGCGCGACTTCCATATCGGAGTCGCCACACTTGCGAAGCACTGAAATAAACTCTTCGCTAGGTCTTTCTGTATATGACATTATTTATTCTCCTTGTTAATTAATTAGGCACCGTGGTTAGGAAGATTGACATAAACTTTAGCGTAGCCGTCTGCGTCTTTTTGACTCATGAAACGACCAATAGCCAAGTTACCTGATCCTTCTGCGTCTGCGGCAGAAGTGCTGATATTACCAGCAACACTGTTCGATGCGTAAGCAACGTTGCCCGCAGCTGGTGTTCCATCAACATTGCTGGTAACAACCCATCCACGAGTCAAAACAGTGACCTTACCACCCTTTTGAACTTCATCTTTATATTGGTTAAGATGAGTTCTTGTGAGATCCTTATTAACAACGTCATTAAGAAGGATGCCAACTGGAACGTCGGTAACGGCAGCTGCTGCGTATTTAACCAAGTTAGCGCCTTGATCCATAGCAGCACCAGATGGATTGTTGTTAGCCGCATCTAAAACAACAACACCACCACGAGTAGCAGTCCCTTCGTTATAGAAGAAGCTGATATCTGTTGATTCTTCATATCTATCTGCTTTAAGAGCCATAGTTTAATCTCCTATTTTAATTATTTAGTTGAGAGTACGTTATTGGAAAGCCAGTCCGAAATGCTTGCTCTAGTTGACTCTACTTCGTCAACATCTGGAGTTGCATCTACAAGAGTTGCTTCAGAAGTTTCTACATCCTCAAGAAGTTCTGGAGTTACTTCAGCTTCAGCTTCTTCGTCAGCTTTAGCTTCTTTTTCCTTTTTCTTTTTTTCAATTGCTTCCTTCATTTCGGGAGGCATTGCTGCTTCAGCTTCATCTTCTTTCTTGTCTTTTTTTGCTTTCATTTTGTCATACATTTTTGCAACGATAACATCAAAAGCTTCGTCATTTACGGAATCAAAAGCGGCAAGAGTTTCCTCTGCTTCTTCTTGTTCAAAACCAGCTTCTACGAGAGCTGCCATTCTCTTTCTGCCCTTCTCTTTTTTCTTCATGTCTTCCATGTCTTTCATGGCGACAGAAAGTTCTTCTTGAGACTTAGTAAGAGCGTCTTCGAGTTCGGCAACGCGAGCCTGTGAACTTTTTATACTCTCTTCTAGTTCTGCAATGCTATTGTCTTTAGCTTCAATATCTGCTTGAAAAGACTCTACCTTGGAAGCAAATTCTTTATCTTTTGCTTCTTCGATTTGAGCTTTAATCGCGTCATTCTCGGATTTTGCAGTAGCAAGTTCAGCGCGAACTTCTTCCAGCTGCTTTTCCAGCAAGTTATCTGACATATTAAATTCTCCTATATTGAAATCAGAATTGTCATCTAAATTAAATGCTACACTTTTAAGAATTACACTTCTCGGATTAGCAGGTTTAGATACTAGACCCTTGCCAGAAAAAGAAATGTTTCTCAAAGCTCTACCTATTTTATATCCTTGATACTCTCCTGTTCCGCCGTAAGCTCTAAGATGTTTAGTTAAAAATGATGACTCCTCATCTATAGCTAAAACTTTCTTAGCGCCGTCGTCGTTTGATAGAGCGTAATCAAATCCGGCAAATAGACATTCCATCGAAACGTACCACTTGCCCCCATCTATTTCAGAGATTATTTTCTCCATTCTTTCGCGATTTTCTTCGCCAGTCCAGCTATTGTAAAGGACAGCTTGAGTAATAATATCAAAATCTTCAGGCATTTCTGAATCATTAGATACTGCCTTTCCGTCTTTTGTTAAAACATAGCTACCAGTAATATGTCCGATGATATCATTTTCATCGTGCATAAAGTTGAACTGTTTATCTTCAGGTGTGTTCCTTGCTGCCCAAGTTGGTTCTGGCATAAATACATCATCGTTTTTATTCCAGCCACAAGAAACTAACACAGACTCTAAATAATAGAGATCTATTTGGTCTTTGTTTTCAGCGAAAGCCCTGTCGGTAATAGTTGCTGGAACTTTAAAAGCGTCAGCTTTAATAGCCTCAGAGCAATATGCAACACTAGCGGTACTCTTAACGAGTTCGCCAATACCGTCATTTATTTCGTTTTGATATATTTTTATATTCATGTATTACCTCTACATTTAGTATACACAAAAAAATTATTTTTTTTAAAAAACGTGATTTTAACTATCCAGAAAATACTCTATGTAGCAAGAGATCGCATGTTTTCTAAAATTTTCAATGTTCATATTTTCTAAATTTGTATTAGTTGAATTTAGCCTTTCTTGAAGTTTCTGTGGCATCTTCTTAGTAGATCCTATAATCTTTTGTATTGATTCCACGGTGACTTCAGACATTGGATTGAGATTAGATAAGACATGAAGCTTGATCTCTTCTAGGTCATTTGCTTGAGATTTATTTAAACCTCTAAGATTTTTCTTTCCGAGTACAGATAAATACGCCTCGTTTGTTATTTCTGATATTTTGTCAAATGATTTGTTTGCCCAGACAATAAATTCAGCAACTCCCGGTTTAGATTTAGGCGTCTCAGTTCTCTGTTTTCTTGGTCCTTCGTCTAGTTTGTTTGCGGGCCTACCGTTTGGATTAACAGGTTTTTGTTTTTCTTTTTTCTCAGCCATCTTTTCGTTGATCTGCCCCTGCTTTTCCATTTTTTCTATTTCAAACTGCTTATTTGGATTATGATATGGACTGGCCTTTTCTGGTAAATTCTCTTTTGATCTATCTTTATCTTCTCTTTTTAATCTCATCTTTTCTACAGATGGAACCTCTTTAAATCTTTCCAGAACAGTTTCGTGGGAGATAATGTCCCTGTCTGCTAGTTGTATTAACAGGTTTTTCTCAGAGGCTTCGTCAGATAGGCTCATTTGATCGTACATAATGTGTGGAGACTTTCTGAAACCCATAGCCTTTCTGACTATTTCACACTCTTTCTCCCAAAAAGACGTTAACTGATCTCTTCCGTATTGCAATCTCTCAACCAAGGTTTTCAAAGAAATGAAGTTGTTTGTGAATCCTCCACCGTTTCCAGCTATACCCGTTAAGGTTGGAGGAACGCCCAGTCCTGCATATATACTATTGAGAACAGAGTTATATTTCTCAGATCCTAAGAATTTATATACTTGACTATTAGATTCAGTGTAAGAAAGCTCTGGACCCCAAACTAACTCCATCGTACCTCCACCAACATTACTAGAAAGTATATCTCTTAGTTTATTAATGGCAGCCTTATTAGGTAATATTTTATGATCTAGATTACCGAGAGTCCAAAGTCTAATATTCGAGATAGCACCGTCTAGAGCGGATAAATCAGCAAGTCGCATCTTCTCTAGCATAATAACATCGTCAAGAATAGCATAAATTAAGGGGTTGGCCCAGTTAGACCAATCATCCTTTTTGTAGTAAAACATAGAGAGTCTTTCTGGATCAAGCTCAATTTTCTTATCTCCATTTTTAATTCTAGACTTTACCTCTGGAGGTAACGTGTCAAGTAGATGGGCTGGTATAGCGCCGTCTTTAAAGTTGTCTAAGAAGCTTGTTGGAGAAAGCTCAAACTTCCTAGTACCTAGAAATAAATTAATATTACTGTCTTTGATTTCAAGAGATATAGGGTTAAAGAAATTATATCTCCAAGGTATTAAGTTCTTTTCAAAATTAGGAACTTCTACAACAATATCCTGCCCCATAGACTTGATGTATTTCGTTACTTCGGGGGTCATGTTAGCATAACTACGATATACTGGGACTTGACCAGCTCTATATAGAAGATTTAAGAATCTTTCAGATCTTTCTTTACCATTTATCTTCTTGAACCATTGCTGGTAAAATTTTTCTACGCTCCTATTCTCGTGAACAATATTGATACCCTGACAGCCGAAATCGCCCATTAGGTCGATGACATTTCTAATTATACCAACTTTTTCATATGCGTCCATACACATCTTAATGGCGCGTTTTTGTCTGTAGGGTACTCTTTCTTCTGGTCTAAAGGCGTAATAGTCAGAGGTTCTAAAACCGGGACGAACACTTCTGTTAGGCTCAATGTCCTTAAAATCTCTGTAGTGGTTAGCCTTGCTAACACCGCCATAGCTTTCACCAGCTTCTGAAAATTGTTGAAATGCAGTAGCTCTACTTGAAGCGTCTGAATCATTCCAAGTTATGAGAGATTTATCTTTGTTCATTTTGGTCCTTTTGGGTAATCTGATTGCAATTACATTGGTATTGTATTATACACAGATTAGTAGATATCTTTCATATTATCCGAAAACCAATTTGGACCAGTATATAGATTTTCTGTTTTCTTTTGATTTGAATCCTTTGGCATTGTAGAAGCAAAACCGCCAAAAAACTCGTACTGTTCTTGTGTAGGCATCCTAGCTAAAACTCTAGCTGCCATATTAGCCATGATTAAAGATGAGTATCGGTCTTTTCTCATCTTGCTCTTTTTGCCAGCAGCCACAACCACTTCTGGTGTATCCCACCTGTCGCGACCATTAGCAGTCTGGGTCATTTGGATCATGGATAATTCATCTTTAAGTTCTTCAATATCCATAACACATTCTTCTAGGGTGTCATACATTCTACCCTTCATGCCATCTTCAACGTTAGATATACCAATAGTAATAGAATCAAACCTTGGAAACAAAAGAACCTTATCTTCTAGGTCTTTTCTAAGCCCATGATTTGCCTCTGCTAACCAGTCATATTTTGCAAATTGGCACATTTCTAATATGTGTAATCCGCGTTGATCATCAGTATCTTTAGGCTTATCGTCGTCAATGGTGGGCCATATTTCGACTTCTCCCGGCTGGAGCTTATCTTTGTCGTGAAGGGATTCCATAACTGCGATACCACCACCCTGAGCGTCCATAGCAATGTGAATACATGGAAATAATTTCATCAAGTCTCTAATTTTTCTAGCGCAATAGGAGTAAAAATCAGTCTCAGTAGAATAGCCCTTCTTGACCTTTTCTTTGTGTTCTGAACGTGTAGTAGTCCAGCAATGAACAATGCGTCTATGATCTTGATTTATTTCAAGAACAATTATACTAAAATTATCAACTTCGGAAGCGGGGTCAACCCCAAATATATATTTTTTATTGGAATCTCCAATAAGTTTGGCTTCAAAGATTATGTCTTCGCCTTTTGAGTCTTTTATTGGCTCTTGATCACTAACAACACAAGATTCTATCAAAGACCTCTTAAAGAAACCCTCTGAGTCACGAGTAAAAACTGCTCCGAACTCCATCTGGTAGATACCAGCATGAACAGTTGCTTTCGATCTAGCAACCTGAGCAGCATCCATAAAGCCATCTGGAAGAAGTTCGTAGGGTATTCTCATGATTGAATACTCTGTCCAGTCAAAGTTTTCTGGAACGTCATCTCCACCAAAGACTTCTCTAAGTTTTATACTGTCCCCTTGGCTTTTTATGATGGACTTCCATCTCTTCCAGTATGTCGCAAAATGATTAAAGTCATAATAAGCGGTTCCACTTAGAATAATTTGGTTGTCTTTGTTCTCTAGCTTTTGCTCATCTTTACCTCTTATCTCTACGCCAAGCTCTCTTGCCTTTTTTTCTGACGCTAAACGTTTTACATTCTCGATAGGGTCAGAAGACACAGCAGCAAAACCAGCAACAACAGTCTCGAAGATATCGCGAGGAATAGAAGCAAACTCGTCAGAGATAATGTCATTAGCACGCTGACCTCTAATCTTCTGTCCATCACCAAGCGGTAAACAAGTAACCCTACTATCGTTAATACGCATAACGCAGCGATCCACATCTCGTCTAGGGCCAGAATTGGCATCGCATATATCCCTTAGTATTGGTGAATTATTCCATATTGTCTCCATGTATTCAAAAAGAACTTTAGACTGTCTAAACGCAGCGCCGACAACCACCACCTTTCTGTTTGGCAGCAGAAGCGCCCTCAACATGGAATATAAAGAAAGCATAAACGATTTACCAAATCCACGACTCGCTATTAGCATTGGAAACTTTCTATTCCATAGTTCATGTAGAATAAGGGCTTGTGATGGTAGGATTTGTATATTAAATATGTGCTTTACCAGAAAAGAGAAATATTCAGGTCTAGTCATCAACCAAGATAGCTTTAAATGGTAGTCATCTTCTGCACTATTTAAAATTGACATTGGGTTAAACAGATCTTTATCGTCTACATCTAGCTTCAGCCACGCTTCATCTATTTGTTTTAGTTTTTTATTCATTTATATATCCCGTCTACGAATCCATAGTATACTGCTTCTTCAGCGCTCATATACCAGTCTCCGTCTTTCATTTTTCTTTTTATAAAGGATTTTGTCTTAGATAAGTTATATTCTCTTTCTTTAAAATAAGCTCCGTATCTATAGCATTTCTCGGCGTATATAGAAACCATAGTTTCTGCGTTTTTCTTGTCTACTATTGAATAATTTTGTGCGCTAAGATAGTCTCCGGTCAAGTCACTAGATCCATAGTGACACATGAATACCGAATTAGGGGTTAGTAGTCTCTTGTTTGCGGACTGGATTATGATAGAACCCATAGAGCATAGCTGTGAGTATCCTATCATCGTTGTTTTACATTTACAGTTATTGATGGCGTCATAAATACCCATACCAGCATACCAACAGCCACCTACTGTTTGTAGATAGATCGTTATAGGTTCTTTGCTTATATTTTTTAGAAAGTTTATATTTTTATAAAAGTTTTGCAACATTCGGTGTTCTACACCAGCGCTTTCTCCTGAGTCGTCAAATTCATTTATGTATATCTCCCTATTCTTTACATCAATTCCATATGAATGAATCTCAGATATAACATCTCTATTCATGGTCATGATTTTCGCCCTATGGTATATTTCTCGTTGATTCTTTTTAGTAAACTACTTGTTAAGTCAAACGCACCTCTTTCGCTACCAGCAAATATTACGTGGACATCGTTAAAGACAGCGAACTCCATTAGGCACCTGAGTATGTATTTTCCTGTTATCTTTACCTTGCCCTTCAGTTCTTTTGGTATGTTAGCGCCCTCTGGAAACTTCATAACATCTTCCATAGAAAACTCACAAACTATAAACTTGTGTTCGTAGTCTCTCATTCTTTCTACTTCATTGTAGAAAGCATATTTACCTTTACCTAGATTTAGGGCGATTTCCGAAACACTGGCTTTTCTTTCTATACAAACCTTATCCTCCATGCCTAATATAGAGTAATCGCCTGTGTCTAGCTTTCTTTGTACGGTACCTTGACAGGTGTTAAACTTCTTGAAAAAGTAACCCTGTTGTTCTCTTGTGTCTCTTACGACGGTATATCCGGGTGCGGTTTTATATTTAGCCATTTTTACTTCTCACGATATCTTGAAATAGTCCTTGATAATGTTGTTCATGACCCGTTACCTTCTGGTGACAGTATCTACATAGTGTTATTCCGTTATCAACGTCATATCTCAATGTGGAGGCGCTTGCCCATTTTTGTATGTGGTGTGCATTTAAACTCTTTGTACGTTTGCATCCCGGCATCTGGCATTTAAAGCCATCTCTTTTGTATACCTTTACTCTCCAGTCTTTATAAACAGGGTCGTCATAGTTTCTTCTCATGGTGTCTCGATTTTAATTATTCTTACATCATAAAATATATCTTTTATAAATTCTAAAGTTTCCACAGAATGGTCTGACCTTAGTATTTTACTCGCGAGTTTATGCATAGCTTTATAACACGCGTCGTCTGGATCATTCGCTTCTACAAAGATTATGGGCGATGCGCTATTATAGTCTTCTAGATCATATTTTTTTAATCTAGATATAACTAAGGTTAGAATCATATGTACTTTGTAAATTTTCATTGTATATCATGTTGTACCATCATTTTAACTAAGTCCTCGAATGAATGTTTAGGTGTCCATCCTAGTTTGTTATTAGCTTTACTGCAATCTCCTCGTAGATAGTCAACTTCTGCTGGTCTATAAAACTCTGGGTCTTGAACTACATAGTCAGACCAATCGTCAATACCAACCTCTTTAAATGCAACATCTAAAAATTCTCTAATAGTATATGTGCGTCCTGTGCATATTACATAATCATCGGGACAGTCTTGCTGTAGCATCATCCACATCGCTTCACAATAGTCTCCTGCGTATCCCCAATCTCTATATGCGTCAAGATTACCTAATCTAAGTTTTGGGAAGTCAGCACTTTTTCCACTTTTTACAAATTCTCCGATCCATTTTGTAATCTTTCTCGTTACAAATTTTTCTCCTCTTCGTGGTCCCTCATGATTAAATAGAATACCGGCACTAGCATGTAGACCATAACCCTCTCTATATAACCTAGTCATGTAGTGAGCGGCACATTTAGCAATAGCATATGGACTTTGAGGTAGGAATTTAGTTTCTTCGTTTTGGTATTTGCTTTCAGATGTCATGCCAACCTGTATGTCGTAGTTGCTACCAAACATCTCACTACTACTTGCTTGATAAAATCTTGTGTTCATCATCTTTAAATCTACGATGCTTTGTAAAATATTTAAACAGCCTTTACCTGTGATATCCCAAGTTAAACCCGGTTGATTAAATGAGACCGCAACATGGGATTGCGCGGCAAGGTTATAGACTTCATCTACTTGACCGTGATAACTTAAAGTATTTAAAACGCTAGATTGGTCCGTAATATCTCCTTCAAGTAATTTAAATCTATTGTTATCATGAAGGTGTGAAATACGTGTCGTGTTATCTGTACTGGTTCTTCTTGATACACCATAAACGATGTAGCCCTTCTCTAGCAATAGATCCGCCAAATGACTTCCGTCCTGTCCCGTAACGCCGTAGATTATAGCTGTCTTCATTTTAGTCCTTGATTGTATCTGAGTTTAAAAAGGGTTGATCAACTTGTCCGTCTGTATATTTATGAAATCCTGAGAGTCGTTCTCTTTCTTTACGCATTGCTAGTCTCATTTTTTCCATCTCAATACCATACTGCTGAGTTATATCTGGATTACTCATCAAGTATGCTATCCATCCGGTAAGACTTTGTTTGCTATCTTCTAATCTTTTGACTCTTTGTTCCCTAGTCGCCTTCATTTCTTTAAGCATAGAGTTTTTCTTTGTTTGCAATTCTCTGTAGTCTTTGTTGAGTGATTCCTGTGAAGCCTTCAGAGAGGCCACCTGACGCTCCATATTAAACACCACGTCTACATTCTGCTGGTCAGGGTCGCGCGCTCTCTCGTCGCGTATGAGGGTCTCTAGAGCTGAAATCTGTTGTATGTTATCTTTGTTCTGCTTTAAAGACCTATTCATTAATAATTCAAGTTTAATTAAATCAACAACTTGTAGTTCTTCTGTTGGTATAACATCGTCACGAAACTGCGAAATGATTCTAGCCCAATGGTATTTGAATAGCTTTAGTTCATCTTCTGTAAACTGCTGCTGAACTTCTAACCAGTAGGGTCTGTTCTCTAGGTCGAAAGCTGCAATTTCTTCTCGTGAGGCGCCCTTGCCATGCTTTTTCTTGATAAAATTTTCTACACTTTCTGGATCTCTATCTAATTGTTCAGCAATTCTCTCTGGAGACTCCGTAAGAACATGACTTTCTATGTATTGTATCTCCTGCTTGGAGAACCTACCCTTTTTCATATCCAGCCTCCTCAATAATCTCGATAATCTTATCTACAACGTCTTGCTTCTTGTTTTTTGGAAGGTATATATTATTAATAAGTTTAAGGTAGTCCATTCTCATAGAAGCCGGTAGAAATCTATCAATGAAAGAAACGTAATGATCTAAATCAATAGAATTTTCAAGCTCAAAGTCTTCTTCGTCGTCCACGAGGTATTCTTCGTATTCAAGCTGTGCTGGCTGTAAAACCTTAATCCTGCTATTGTTGGCGTCAGATATGAAGTAATTATCTCTAACAAAATTCTTTAGACGGTTAGATAAATTGACACTTAGGAAGTTTTCTAACGGGCGTATACCATCATATCTGTCAACTGCCTCCATGCATATAATATAAGATTCTTGTTTTATGTCATGTACGTCATAACCATAGAATGTATATCTAGGAGCAATTCTATTAATAACTATTTCCATAGTGTCGAGTATTTCTTGTTCTGTCATGTTGGCAGGTATTTTCATTCTTCACCCCACATTAATGCGCGCCATCGTTCTCCGTTGTATCCCTCGAAGCATTGGTCTTTTTTGTTATACCTGATACTACCTTTAACGGGATTTCTATTATTAGAAATCAATATTGACCATAACTCATTTTGGTCTATAGATTGTATGACATCTTCATACATACCTAGTAAGGTATTATTTTGTAATTCTATTGGTGTTGGTTTGTACTTATCTGAACAACAGAGAGCGCTATTGGGTATTACGAATAGCGATTTCAGATCGTTGGGTATGAATGTAGATACAAGTAGGGTTTCCCCGTCTTGTAATTTAATTTTACTAAGCTGACCGCCTGTTCTATCAGGTGGTGCATTTCCATGAACGCAATATAGACTATCCAACCTTTGTATTGTTGTTTTTGATTTCGACTTCTTTACTAAAGCATATCCGTATTCTGAAAACCTGAAGGACTTAAAGTCCTTGGTAATACGAGCTAAATAAAAGAAGTGCGATCCGTTTTTGAGTGAATTAGCTAGATTTTCCGGGCCTGTTGGTATTTCTTTGTCTATTAATTCAAAGTTTACCGTCCCCTGAACAGGTACAGCCGCGCTTACAGCCGCCACTTGCGTCTGAAATAATTTCTTTTTCATCTAATAAATCCTTAATTGACTTGTCCTCTTGATCTAATTCCGAAGCAACCTGTCTGTCTAGACTAGCGGTAGCCTTGCATACCAGTTCTGATTCTACTTTTTTCATTTCTTTCTCCGAGTTTATAACCTTTCACTCTTATTATACACCAGCTACGGGGATTTGTCATAAATTTATATAAAAATATGATTAAAGCGCATAATTTAACTATAGTATAGTGGCAGAAATGCCGGGATTCTAAGAATTGATAGTTTTTTATAACGCAGTCACGTAAAAAATTTGTCCTGTCCGTGGCGCTTGGACGCGAAAGCAGATAAAAAATTTGATAAGATTGTTAGGAATTGGACTCAGGTGTTACCCGCTCCTGATACATTTGGCAGACGGTCGGTTTTAGTAATAAAAAATTAAGTAAGAATTTGCTTAGTTGTGAGTTGTTAGCTCTCACCCACAGGATCAAATCCAAGCAAGCGTCTGGTTGGTGGTTCTTTAATTAGTCTCTCATATCCTCCCACGCACCTCGGACTTGCTTGGTAGGATAAAAGCTAGGGGTTTATACAAACAGGTAAAGGTGATAAATGTTTTTTAGTCAGATGCGACAAGATGAAGCGGCAAACTATCTACTAAACAAGGATGGTGGATATTTTCTTGACATTGGGGCCGGTACCAACTGCGAGACCAACTGGAGACCACCCGGATACCATAGTGATACGCTATTTTTGGAGAAACAGAGGCAGTGGACGGGCATTTGCATAGACTTAGAGCAGTACTGGGTTGACTCCAGTAAGCTATTTCGCGATTGCCATCTGGTGCAGGCGGATTTAATTAAAGAAAATATTAATGATATACTTGAAAAATATAATTGCCCGAATATCATAGACTATGTGTCATTAGATGTGGATGCTGCTCAAAGTAAAGTTTTTAATGATTTCGACTTTGATAAATATAGATTTAGGTTTATGACAATTGAACATAACCTGTATATGTCAAAGAGCGATGATAGTCAGCTAGCCAAAGAGTGTCAGATATACAGAGATAAATTACATAGTTTAGGATATCTAATGCTTTGTAAGAATGTTATTTTTGATAATCATGGGGCTGTTGAAGATTGGTGGGTCGATGAAGAAACATTTCAACGGCATAGCGACTTGGTGGCGTCTGACATCAACTGTAAGGACATAAAAATATGATTAATCACCATGCACGAAGCATTGTAGAGTCCATGAGGGGCATTGCACGGGCTGTTATAGGACAGTTCAAGAAATATCTAACTGGAGGAATATGAGTGAGCAAGAAAAAAGAGAAGTTTGTTTCAAGATATGTAATAGACGATCAAGTGTGCAAACATTGCGGGACGAAGGTGTTTCTGATGATGAGCAAAACTAAATTCAAATGTGTTCTATGTAGATCGGTTAGGACCGAGAAGCGTCAATAGGGGTGGATTGGGTAATACATATACATAATTTATGGTTATTGTGTTTAAACCACCCCCCTCTTTCGGGGGGGAGGGGCGCGTTAACCGTTTGAAGATAAAACTCCCACCGATGTCAATAGCAAAAATGCAGAAAAAAGCAAAAAAAATATTTCCGAAATAATCCTAGAATAACTGCACACACCTATTGACTTTTGCCGATAAGTATGTATAATGGGAGACATACAAGAGACAACAACAATCAAACAAGTAATAAAAAACTTTCAGAATTACTAAAGATTGCTCTTGACAAATCCGATAACTATAGTATAATTAAGA